GATCCTGCTTCTCTCATATCTGAGGTAAAACCATGCACATGACAGACCGGGGCCTTCTGGCCCTCGCCCGGCACGAAGGTCTCGTGCCCAGGCCCTATCGGGACGTGAAAAACGTCTGGACCTTCGGTATCGGCCATACCGCCGCCGCCGGGCCGCCTGATCCGATCGGTATGCCGCGCGGGATGCCCGCCGATCTCGATGCTGCGATCCGGGAGGCATTCCGGCTGTTCCGCACAGACATCGAGATCTACGAGACCGAGGTACGGCGGGCGATTAAAGTGCAATTGGCCCCCCATGAATTCGATGCGCTGGTCAGCTTTCACTACAACACCGGCGGTATCGCGCGTGCCAGGCTGACCCGCCATCTGAACGCAGGCGACCGTGAGGCGGCAACGCAGGCCTTCATGGGATGGCGCAAGCCCGCCGCGATCATTCCACGCCGCAAGGCCGAACGCGATCTGTTCCGCCATGGCCGGTATCCGGGCGGCACCATCCCGGTCTGGGCGGTGGACCGATCGGGACGCGTCGATTTCTCCCGACCTGTTCGACGCCTGGGCGAAGACCAGGCGCTGGCGCTCTTGCGCCCGGCCCTCACACCCCCGCCACCCATTATCCCATCCACGCCCGCCGCAGAGACCAGCTGGCTCGCTCGGCTGAGCACCCTTCTTTCTACCCTGATCCGGAGGACCTGATCCCATGCGCTATATCCGTCCCAATTCCCTGACCTGGTGGGCGGGGTGTCTCGCCGCTCTTACCGGCGTGGCATCTGTCCTGCTGCCCGCCACCGGCCCGCTTGCTGAGCTGTCTCGCCTGGTCGCGCTGCTGGCGGGCTCCGCCGATGCATCCCCGGCCGGGCTGATGTTCCTCGGGCTTGGCCTGATCGGCCTGCGCGACAGGATCGAGCGCGGGTTTCAGGGCGATGCTTGAGTTCCTCGCTGGTCTGGTCATGGGCGGCTGCCTCGGCGTGCTCATCATCGCCCTCTGCGTCACCGCGGCGCGCGGGGAGCGGGACGATGGCTGAGTTCCTGATCTGGCTGGTCGCGGCTCTGGGCACCGTCGGGGGTGTCATCCTCGGCCGCCTGCTGGGTCGCGCGGAAGGCAAACGCACTGGACGAGAGGAGGCATATCAGGATGCGCGACGCGATCAGACAGACCGGATGGACGCCGGGCGCAAGGCGGTTCGCGACGGGCGCGATGCTGGCGCTCCTGCTGACAGGCTGCGCGACAACGACGATGCCTGGTGATGCTGGCTGCGCCTCCTACGGCGAAGCGCGGCTGGCCCGTCCCCCTGCCGAAACAGCCGCAGACGTGCCGGGCGATTGGGCGGACTGGATCGCCGATCTCGACGACCGCATGACAGGAGCCTGCCGATGAAAACCCTGCCCCCTGACCTGCAAGCCCATCTCGACGATGGCACCACCACGCTCGCCTGGTGCTGGCGGATTGCGCGGGCGGACGGCGTCACCTTCGGCTTCACTGACCACGACCGGACGCTGAGCTTCGACGGCATCGATTTCGAGCCGGAAAGCGGTCTGACGGCCTCAGAGGTCCGGTCCGGCTCCGATCTTTCTGTGGATGCCCAAGATGCCGAGGGCGTGTTGACCTCGGACCGGATCACCGAGACCGATATCCTCGATGGCCGCTGGGACAATGCCGAGGTCGAGGTTTGGCGGGTGAACTGGGCCTCCTCCGGCCAGCGCGTGCTGATGCGCCGGGGTGCCATCGGCCAGATCCGTCGCGGGCGGCTCGCCTTCGTCGCCGAGGTCCGCTCGCTCGCCCACGTGCTGGGCCAGACGGTCGGGCGGACATTTCAGGCGACCTGCGATGCGGCACTTGGGGACGCACGCTGCGGGGTCGATCTCGAAGGGCCCACCTTCAAGGGTACAGGCGGCGTCATCGATCTCCTGCGAGATCGGGCGTTCACCGCCTCGGGGCTCGGCAGCTTCACCTCTGGCTGGTTCACCTTTGGCACCGTTGAATGGACCAGCGGGGCCAATGCCGGGCGGCGAGCGGAGGTCATTGCACATGATGTCACGGAGGGCATCGCGGTGCTGACCCTACTTGAAGCACCGGTGCGCGCGATCGCTGAGGCCGATGCCTTCACCATCCGCGCGGGCTGCGACAAGCGTATCGAGACCTGCAGTGCGAAGTTTGCCAATACCGCCAATTTCCGGGGCTTCCCGCACATCCCCGGCCAGGATGCGGTGCTGCGATACGCTACAAAGGATGGCGGGCATGAGGGAACGGTGCTGTGAAGGTCGCCGATCCAAAACTGATAGTCGCGGTCGCACGGTCTTGGCTCGGCACGCCGTATCACGATCAGGCCAGCCTGTGCGGCGTTGGCTGCGACTGCCTCGGGTTGGCGCGCGGCGTCTGGCGCGAGATCGTCGGCCCCGAGCCGTTCCCGATCCCGCCCTACAGCCGCGACTGGGGCGAGACCGGGCCGCGTGAGGTTCTTGCGGATGGCGCTCGGCGCATGATGCCGGAAATCGCACCCTCTGACGTCGCACCGGGCGCGCTAATCCTGTTCCGCATGATGCCCCGCGCCATCGCCAAGCATGTCGGGATCCTCACCGGGCCAGCCACCTTCCTCCACGCCTACGAGCGGCTCGGCGTGATCGAGGAGCCGCTCACCCCATCCTGGCGGCGGCGCATCGCCTTCGCTTTCCTGTTCCCGCAACGCTGAGATCACCACATGGCTACCCTCGTTCTCGGTGCCGCTGGTGCTGCCATTGGCGGCAGCATTGGCGGCGCGATCCTCGGCGTCAGTGCCGCCACGATCGGTGGCTTCATCGGCTCCACCATTGGCTCGGTCGTGGACAGCTGGATCATCTCGTCACTGGCGCCAACCCAGCGGATCGAAGGTGCGCGGATGGACAATCTGCGCATCACCTCGGCCACCGAAGGGGCAGTGATCCCGCGCCTCTACGGGCGCATGCGGGTCGGCGGCAATATTGTCTGGGCGACAGATTTTCGCGAGGAGACCAGGACCACCACGCAAGGCGGCGGCAAGGGCGGCGGGGGTGGCGGCAAGGTCAAGACAACCGAGTATTTCTACTATGCCTCGTTCGCCGTTGCGTTGTGCGAAGGCCCGATCACTGGGATTGGCCGCGTCTGGGCTGACGGCAAGCTACTCGATACCGCAGGGATCACATGGCGCTGGTATCCGGGCGATGAGAGCCAAGCGGCCGATCCGTTCATTTCGGCGAAGATGGGCGCGGCCAACACGCCCGCCTATCGCGGCACGGCCTATGTGGTTTTCGAGGACCTGCCGCTTGGGAACTACGGCAACCGCATCCCGCAGCTGAGTTTCGAGGTCTTCCGCCCGCTGGCTGATCCGGACACGGCAGAGGGCAACGTGAGGGCCGTCACCATGATCCCGGCATCCGGCGAGTTCGCCTATGCCACGCAGGGCATCCGAAAGGGCAGTAGCGGGTCGCAGACGGCTGAAAACCTCAACGCGCTGACTGACACTGCGGACATGGTTGTGGCGCTTGATTGCCTGCAGGCTATGGCCCCCAAGGTCGAGAGCGTGTCGCTGGTCGTTGCCTGGTTCGGCGACGATCTTCGCGCAGACAATTGCAAGGTGCGGCCCGGCGTCGAGGTCACCGCCAAATCGACTACACCGTCGGCATGGTCCGTGAATGGCGTCAGCCGCGCCAGTGCTTTTCTGGTCAGCCGCGACGATCAGGATCGCCCTGTCTATGGCGGCACGCCCGCCGATTTCGCGGTGGTGCAGGCGATCCAGGAGATGAAGGCGCGTGGGCTGCGCGTCACCTTCTATCCCTTCATTCTGATGGATGTGCCGCCGGGCAACACCCTGCCAAACCCGTATTCCGACGACGCCGCTGAGACGGGGCAGCCCGCGTTTCCCTGGCGTGGCCGGATCACCTGTTCTCCGGCAGCAGGCTACGCCGGGACCGTGGACAAGACCGCCACCGCCGCCTCGCAAGTCGCGGCGCTGTTCGGCGCGGCGACGCCTGCCAGCTTCAACGTCGCAGGCGAGAACGTCAGTTGGACCGGGCCATCCGACGACTGGGGTCTGCGGCGCATGGTGCTGCACTACGCCCATCTCTGCGCAGCGGCGGGCGGCGTTGATGCCTTTCTGATCGGGACAGAAATGCCGGGGCTGACGACGATCCGCTCCGGCGCGTCCACCTATCCGGCCGTGCAGGCGTATCGGGATCTGTTGGCCGATGTGCGCTCGATCCTAGGGTCTGGTGTGAGCCTCGGCTATGCCGCTGACTGGTCGGAGTATTTCGGGCACCAGCCGGGCGACGGCAGCGGCGACGTGTTCTTCCACCTCGATCCGCTCTGGGCCGACGCGAACACCGACTTCATCGGCATCGACAACTACATGCCGCTCTCGGACTGGCGCGACGGGTTCGAGCATGCGGATGCGCAGGATGGCTGGCCTGCGATCCACGACCGGGCCTACCTGCAATCGAACATTGCCGGCGGCGAACTTCACGACTGGTACTATGTCTCAGCCGCTGATCGCACGGCTCAAATCAGAACGCAGGTCCGCGATGGCATTTTCGGCGAGGACTGGCTGTTCCGCCCGAAGGATATCACCGGCTGGTGGTCTCAGCCACACCACGACCGCCCGGCGGGTCTGAGGGAAAACAACATTCCGGACGGAAACACGCCATCCGCCTGGTCTGGTGTAACCGCGGCTGTTCTGCCCAGTTCCGAGATATTCGGTCCGCTCAAATCCGGCGCCAGTATCTCGGCCATCGACGGTGACAATGATTTTGCACAGTCGTCCTCTGTGGTTGATCTTGTCCAGTCCGGTGGCACCTATGAGACCGGACTGATCCTGAAGCCGGGCACATCCGGCAAGGCACGGGTTTATGTCAACCTCACCGGCGCGTCGAACAAGGAAGTCAGAATAAACTCCTTCTCCACCTCGGGACCATACACATCGGACCCGGATATATCTGACCTCGCCCTGACCGATATCGGCGGAGGTTTCTGGCGCCTGACCTTCATCTGGATTTCGCCAATAACGGATTCATCGGTTCAGCTGCGCGTCGGTCCCTACTCGGCAAATCCGGGTGCGGACGTGCATGTTATGGCCGGATGGATGAACGCGTCCACCATGGGCACAACCCCCTGGGTTCCGAAATCGAAGCCGATCCGCTTCACCGAACTCGGCTGCCCGGCGATCGACCGCGGCACCAACCAACCCAACGTCTTCTTCGACCCGAAATCATCGGAAAGCGTCACACCGCATTTCTCGCGGGGCTGGCGCGATGACACGATCCAGCGCGCTTATCTCGAGGCAACATATCTCTGGTGGGGCGGGGCCGCAAACAACCCGGTGTCAACGGTCTACGGCGACCGGATGGTCCACGTTCCGGAATGCGCCGCCTGGACCTGGGACGCGCGGCCCTATCCGTTCTTCCCGGCGCTGACCGATGTCTGGAAGGACGGCGTGAACTGGCGGCTCGGCCACTGGCTGACCGGGCGGCTCGGGGCCGTGTCTTTGGCCGCACTCGTCCGCCACATTTGCCTGCGCGCCGGGATGCCCGAGGATCGGATCGATGTCACCGGCCTCTGGGGCGCGGTCGAGGGCTACGCGATCGGCGCGCTGGAATCCCCGCGCGCCTCAATCACCACGCTGTCGCGGCATTTCGGGTTTGACGCCGTCGAGACCGAGGGCGTGATCCGCTTCGTCATGCGCGGGCGCGCCGCGGTGGCCAGCGTGACGCATGACGATCTGGTGGCCCCGAACGCGGGGAGCGGGGCCCGTGACGGCGACGTTCTGGAACTCACCCGCGCACAGGAAACCGAACTGCCTCAGGCCCTGAAATGGCAGGTGGCGCGTGCAGACGAGGATTACGACGCCGCTCTGGTTGAGGCGCGGCGCATCACCGTGGACACGACGCGGATCGCCTCGGAGAGTTTTCCGATGGCAGTCCCGCCAGAGGAGGCCGAACGGCAGTGCCGCCGCGCGCTGATGGAAGCCTGGACCGGGCGGGAAACGGCCGCGTTTCGCTTGCCGCCCTCGTGGCTGGCGCTCGATCCGGCGGACGTTGTCACGCTGGCACATGACGGACGGCACATTCCGCTGCGGTTGGTCTCTATTGCCGATGCCGAGGCACGCGGGATCGAAGCGGTCCGCCAGGATCGCGAGGCCCACGACCTGCCGCCCGGTTCGCCACGACAGTCGTCACTTTCAAAAACCGTGGTATTCGGCGCACCCGAGGTGGTGCTGCTGGATCTGCCACAGCTGACCGAGGATCGGGCTGCGCATCGGCCACTCATAGCCGCCCATGCGATACCTTGGCCGGGCGAGATGGCGGTGTTCCGCAGCCCATCGACGGATGGGTTTGGGCTGCTGACGACCTTTGGCGCCCGTGCCCGGATCGGCGCGCTGGTCTCGGACTTCTACGCTGGTCCCACATCGCGGTTCGATCTCGGCAATGCGCTGGTGGTCGATCTGCTGACCGGCACGCTGGAAAGCGTGACCGACCTGACGCTGTTCGGCGGGGCCAATGCGCTCGCCATCGAGACCGCGTCAGGTGCCTGGGAAATCGTCCAGGCGGGCACAGCAGACCTGATCGCGCCCGGCCGCTATCGCCTGACGCGCCTGCTGCGCGGCCAGCGCGGCACTGAAGCGGCTATGGTCAATCCGGCTCCTGCAGGCGCGCGGGTGGTGGTGCTGGACGAGGCAATGGCATCACTACCCATCGCCGAGGCCGATCTCGGGCTGCCGTGGAACTGGCGCATCGGTCCCGCAAGCCGGTCAGTCAGCGACGAGACCTATGTGGCGCAGAGCTTCACGCCGGTTGGCGTAGGTCTGCGGCCATTCTCGGTGGCCCATGTGGAGCAGCCATGGCGAAAGCCGCGCACGCCGGGCGATCTGACCATCCGCTGGGCACGGCGGTCCCGCGCACTCTCGGCGGATAGCTGGGGTGCGGTCGACGTGCCGCTCGTTGAGGAGGTTGAGGCCTACGAGGTCGAGATCCTCGATGGCGCAACGGTCAAACGCACGCTGAGCACAACCACGACTGAGGCGATCTACAGCTCCGCCGACCAGAGCGCCGACTGGGGCGCGCTGCTGGCGCCCGGCGACACGCTCGATATCCGCATCTCCCAGATCTCCGTCCTGATCGGGCGGGGTGCGGTCAAGACCATCACACTCACTTTCTGAAGGCCATTCCATGTCCGATGCCACGACCAACCTGCTGCTCCCCTACATCCTGGCGGCGCAGGCTCAGAAGCACGTCGCCCACAACGAGGCCCTCAGGCTGCTCGACGGGCTCGTACAGCTTTCCGTTCTCGACCGGGATCTGACTGCGCCGCCCGGTTCTCCCAATGATGGCGACCGCTACATCGTGGCCAGCGGTGGAACCGGTGACTGGGCAGGGTGGGACTTGAACGTGGCACTGTTCACCGACGGGGCCTGGCTTCGCCTGCCCTCCCGGACCGGCTGGCGCGCATGGGTTGAGGACGAAGACCTGCTGCTAATCTACGACGGTACTGGCTGGGTTGGCACAACCCCGTCTTCTCTGCAGAACCTTGCGCTGCTCGGCCTGGGGACCACCGCCGATGCCGCCAATCCATTCTCCGCTAAGCTCAACGCAGCGCTATGGACGGCGAAGACCGCAGCCGAAGGCGGCACCGGTGATCTCTTTTACACCATGAACAAGGAGGCCGCTGGCGACGATCTCGGCCTCACGCTCCAGACCAACTTCGTGACAAAGGCGCTGGTCGGGCTTTTCGGGTCAGACAGGTTTCGGCTCGCAGTCTCAGCCGATGGCAGCACCTTCTTCGACGGTCTGATCGTCGACAACGCTAATGGCATCGTCGACCAG